ACCCCCGTTCTAGGCGTTGTAGTCAATGCGGTCGGGAAGGGACGCGAGGGTGGCTATGGCTCACCCACTCCGCACCGTTCCTCGTCGTCTGCGCGAACAAGACTGCTTGCCGCCGTCGCTACGAGAGGCAACGGCCACCCCGCGACGTGGACGCCGAGCTATGACCTTGCCACCCTCGAACCCCCGTAAACGGCCGGCCGCGTGAGATGGATGCTGGCCGCGATCGTGCTGTTCCTGGTCGTGCTCGGGCTGCTGGTCTGGCTCGGGCTGCGCAAATAACCGGGCGTGGTTGTGCCGCGCCGAAACGCATGAAAGGACAGGTGAGTGCGAGTTGACCACCTCCTCATTCGTGGACTGGTTTATCCCCTCGCTCTGGCTGTGGGCGTTCATGTTTCGCAGGCCAGAAAGTGGCCGGACCCGCCGACGTGGTGGGCGACAGCAGCCGCGTGCATCCACCAGTACGAATCCACCGACTGGCATCAACAGGGTTACTTCTCGGGCGGCTACCAGTTCCTCGACTCGACCTGGCATGAGGTCGGCGGCCACGGCCGCGCCGGCGACGCCACTGTTGCCGAGCAAACCTACCGGGCCTGGCTTCTCTACCTTGAGGTCGGCTGGGCCGCATGGCCGAACACAGCACGGATCTGCGGGCTGAGATGACCCGCCCGGAGCTCGTCGCCAGGATCAACGAGCTCGAACGCCAGCTCCGTCAAGCCCGCGAACGCGCACGCCGGCAGTGGCTTCGCGCCGAGCTGTGGCGGCAACGGGCCCTACACCGAAAGGAGAAAACATGACCAACCCAGCCACGGAACTCGCCGTCCGCCCGCCACGACCCCCACAGCCCGAGCTCGACCGCTACGCCCGACTCGGAACCTGGCTCGCCGCGCTCGAATCAGGGCGTGACGACAAGGACAGCCGCGGCGCCGCCAACGCCCTGCGGTTCTATTACGCCGAAGAGCTCGAGCTCCCCGCGACCGCGGTCGCGCAGCTGTCGGTGATCAACGGCAGGCTGTTCGTCGGCGCCGAGCTCCTCCGCGCCTTGGCCGCCCGCGCCGGCTACATCGTCCAACGCCCCGAATCCAGCGACACCACATGTACCGCCACCTTGATCCAGCGGGACACCGGCACCGAGCTCGGATCCACGACCTTCACGATCGAGATGGCCAAAAAAGCCGGATTGGTACGGCCACGCACCGCCTGGGAATCACATCCCGCGCGGATGCTGTGGGCGCGCGCCTCCACCTGGGTGATCCGCGACTTCGCCCCGGCCGTCAGCCTCGGCATGTACAGCGACGACGAAAAAGACGAATTCGTCGCCAACAAGGACGGCTACATCGAAGACCCGACGATCCCGTTCGGCGACACCTACGACGCCGAAACGCAGGTGATCGAACAGATCCAGGAGCTGACCGACGAGCGCGGCGACCCCGGCCACAGCGATGGCGACGAGTGACGACTGATGAAAGCCCTACGAGTCGAACGAGCTAACGGCCGTGCGCATGTTGTCCACTGGCTCGCCGCTGACGGCAACTGGACGATATGTGGACTTCGCGTAAAAGTGCTGCTCAAACCCGAATATTTCGACATTGTCTCACTACCGCTTGATGAAGGTTGTGACGTTTGTCCCGAAATGCTGAACGTCGAAAAGGGCAGGCGTTCACAAGGCGTAGTGCTGAACCCAGGTGCTGGCCGCCTTCGCAAGGTTGGCCCGCTGTACCACGGCCTAAAACCTCGCCCGAGCAGTTGGACACAGATCCCCCATGACGACTGACGAACTCGCAAGCCTCGAGCTGATGATCGCCGAGCAGCCCGACCTCGTCGTCCCCCTCGCCGGCGTCCTGATCGACCTCCGCGACCCGAACGCTGTCGCCGGGGCGCTCGATCAGGTCCGCGACATGAAACACCAGCTCGACTCCTGCCGCGCGATCCTCGAACAGGTGCTCCGCCTTGAAGCGGTCAGGCAAGGCACGAAAACGCTGCATTTGGACAAATGCGACGCCGTCATCAGCGGCGGCGAGGTCGTCGAGTACGACGGCGAACAGCTCGCCCTGCTGCTCGACGAGGCCGGGATGCCGCCCGAACGCGTCAACGAGATCGTGCAGCTGATCGTCACCTACAAGGTGAACGCCGCCAAGGCGAAACAGGCCGCGGGCGCGAACCCCGCCTACGCTGTAGCGCTCGAGCAGACCAGGTCGGTGAAACCAGCACCGTGGCGCGTCACGATCCGGCGATGACCGCGTGGAAAGACCTCGAACGAAGGGTCTGCCGCGCCCTCGGCGGGCAACGCGGCGGACCCCAAGGCGCAGCCGTCTCGGACTGCGTCGGTGTCCCGTTCGCAGTGGAGGTCAAACGCACGATCCGGCCAGGGCCACCCGTGAACGCCGCCTGGATCAGCCAAGCCAAACACCAATCCCGCCGCGAGAAAAAACCCTGGCTCGTCGTCGTCGCCGGCCACAACGACCGCCAACCAGTCGTCGCCCTCGACTTCTGGGCGTTCGCCGAGATCTGCCAGCGCGCCGGGCTGATCCCCACACCCGTACCGGTCGAAGACGACGCCGCATGAGCGAGGAACAGTGGATTGTGGTGCCGAAGTGGAATGAATTTCAGCACTACAAAGACCGCGTTCCCGTCTGGATCAAGCTGCACCTAGAATTGGCTGATAAAGACGAGTGGAGGCGCCTCACGCTCGCCGAGCGCGGGCTGCTTGTGTCGATCTGGATCGCGTTTGCGCGTACAAGGGGTGTCGTTCGAGCGTCAGAATTGCCGACCTTCGTCACGGCTTCGACGCGACAAAAACATCTCACTTCGCTTAGTGATGCGGGTTTCATCCGCATCCGTGCTAGCAGGCCGCTAGCCCAGAGAAGAGAAAGAATTAAAGAGAAGAAGAAGAAGGCGTCGACGGCTGCGCCCTCAAACCGGGCGCCCGCCGCCGCCAAGAACAGCAAGACCCCGTACCAGCGCGCCCGCGAATGGGTCCTCGTCAACGGCTGGCAGCTCTCCGACAGCGACCTCCACGAGATGCTCGGCGCCCAGTTCGGCATCGAGGCGCCCCTACGAGCCAAACTCGCCGAGCTCGCCAACCGCCTCCAGGAACAGCACCACTAATGGGACGCCCGTACCACATCAACCCGATCATCCGAGGTGTGCTCTCAACGATGACTGGGCTCTACGAAAGCGACGGCTGGCACAACGAAGAGAACCTCTCACCCGCCGAAGTCGACCTCGCGACCGCGCTCTGGGACGCCAGCGTCCGCGGCTTTCACCAACAACACACGATGGGTCGCTACACCGTCGACTTCTGGTTCCCGGACGCCGATCTCGTCGTCGAGGTTGATGGTCGCACTTATCACCGTGACCTCGAGCGCGAGAAGAAACGAAGCCGCGCGCTTCTCAAGGCTGGCGCGCGACGCGTCATTCACTTCGACGCGGGAACGGTGATGGCGGAACCAGACGAATGCGTCCGCGCGATCCGCTGGTACATCGATTTCGCAGCCAAGGAACGCAGCGACGCGTGAACGTACAATCCGCACCAACTCAACCCAGGAGGCCCACCGTGAGCACAACCGAACCAGACGCCGAGCCCGACACCGACGACGACGGCCCCAACACTGTTGTGGTTGTCGGCGACAACGCAACCGTCAACCTCACCGACACCGACGACGACGACGCAGACGATGAGGCTGCTGATGGCGCCCCGTCCGGGTAAGCCATCCACCGCGAAAGGCGTACGTCGTCTACGCTCGAGCCAGTTCGCGTACCCGAAGTCGCGGAAGTATCCGATTAACACGGCGAAGCGGTTCAACAACGCCCTCGCCAGGGCCGGCTCGAGCAAGACCGCTGGCAGCCGCGCCACGATCGTCAAACGTGGCTTGCGGTCCAGCAACGCAAGCGTGCGTAACGCAGCCAAGCGTGCCGCCAAACGCCGATGACCGGGTCGGTCGGATATGTCGACCTGATCCCGATCTACCAAACCGCCGCTGATCGCGACACGAACACAGGCTGGAACCCAGGCGACCTCGCTTACACCCAGGACGCCGGGTACGCCTACTACGACGGCACCAGCTGGGTCAAGCTCGGGCAGCCCGCCAGCTTCCTCCGCGCGTTCGGCCCCGACACCAGCACACCCATCCCGGCGAACGCATGGACGGCGATCGTGCTCGACCCCGCCGGCGAGCCATGGCGGCAATTCGGCACACCGTGCTGGGAATGGATCCCAGCAGGCGACCCCGACTACAGCGTCTCACCCGCCGGGATCCGCTGTTTGAAGGAAGGGATCTACGACCTCACCGGTTCGGTGGTGTTCGACACCGGCACCGGCACCGGCACGCGCGGCGTCAAGGTGGTCGAAGTCAGAGGACCCTACGCGGGGCAGTGGCAACTGACCACCTCTGTTCCGATGCCGAAAGCAACGCTGATCCCGGTCATCGTCAGCGGCGAGAGCTACCAGTACCAAGGGAACATCGTCGAGCTGCAAGCGTGGACCGACACCGCCACCCAGACCATGGCCAACCCGCAATCCGAATGGCTGTCCGCGACTTACATCGGCACCCCCTGACCCGCCCGGTTTTTTTGTGGCGGTGGGTGTCGGACCCCGCGCCATTGCCGAAAATCTCCCCAAGAGGGTGAGATGAGATGACCGTGAAAAATGTGAGGCCGCCCCGGGTGATCGAGGCCCGGTACGGGACAGCGCACCACAAGACGCGGGAGCAGTTGGCGCCGCTGGTGTTGGCGGGCCGGGTGCGGTGCTGGCGGTGCGGTGACCCGATCGGGCCGGGGCAGCCGTGGGACCTGGGGCACATGGACGGTGACCCGTCTAGGTATGCGGGGCCGGAGCACAGGGCGTGTAACCGGGCGACGTCGGGGCGGCCGCCGGCGGGCTGGGTGCCGGTGGAGGAGCCGGCGGAGCGGGACGGGCTCGCGAGCTCGGACCGGTGTTGGCGAGTGCCGTGGCTGAAACCGTTTCGGCGTGTTCCGCCGGACGCGATGTGGCCGAGACTGATGACGGTACCGCACCCGTCCGCGGCGGGATCATACGGGTCCGGGTTCGTGGAATGGGCGGAGGCGCGGTCGGGCCGGCCTTTGCGTTGGTGGCAGCAGCTGGCCGCGACCAGGATGCTCGAACATGACCGGGACGGCGGGCTGGTCTGGGACGCGGTGGTGCTGAGCTTGGCGCGGCAGCTGGGGAAGTCGTGGCTGCTGCGGGAGCTGTGTTTGTGGCGGATCGAGCAGGGCGACCGGTTCGGCGGTGAGCAGCAGGACGTGCTTCACACCGGCAAGGATCTGGCGGTCTGTATCGAGGTTCAGCGCAGCGCAAGGTTGTGGGCGAAACCGCAGCCCGGCGTGTATCGGGTGCGGGAAGCGAACGGGCAGGAACGGATCGAGTATCTGCCGGGTGTGGGCGGCCGCTGGATGGTGAAAGCGAAGGACGCGCCGTACGGGTTCTCGGTCTCGTTCGCCGTCGTCGACGAGGCGTGGAACGTCGAGCCGCGCCATATCGAGGAAGGGGTCGCACCGACGATGATCGAGCGGGCCTCGCCGCAGTTGTTGCTGGTCTCGACGGCGCACCGGTTATCGACGACGCTGATGCTGACGCGGCGAAGAGCGGCGCTCGAGCAGCTCGAGACCGGCGCGGGTGATCTGCTGATCGAGTGGTCGGCACCGCGGGGCGCGCCGGTCGACGACGTGATGTTGTGGCGGTCGGCGTCGCCGCACTGGAGCCCGCACAGGGAGAAGCTGATCGGGCGGCGGCTGGAGGCGATGTACGCCGGTGAGCTGCAGGACGTGACCGAGTCGGACCCGGCGGAGAGTTTCCGGGCGCAGTGGCTGAACCAGTGGCCGAAGGGGATCACGCTGCTGGACGGGCAGGATCTGTTGCCGCCCGGTGAGTGGGCTCGGCTCGCCGAGCCGGGGCTGGCGTCGGACGGGCCGCTGTATGTCGCGTTGGAGGACAACTTCGGGAACGGCGCCGCCGTCGCCGCCGCGGCGCAACTCGAGGACGGCCGGATCGAGGTGGACGGGTGGACGACACCGGATTGGGACGCGGCTATCCTCGAGCTGGCGCGCCTTACCGCAGTCAGGCGTGTCCGGCAGCTCCTGGTTGGGGCATCGCTGCTGGCGCGGGTGCCCGTCGGAACCACACCCGCGCCGCAGCCCGCCGGTGCCGCGGAGACCCGGGTCGCGCTCCCGCTGCTGCGGGACCTCGCCGCCGGTGGTGTGCTCGCCCATGACGACACGCCGGAGCTCGACCACGCCGTCAGCGCGGCCCGCGTGAAGGAGGGCGCCGCCGGGCTGCTGCTCCTCAACCACGGCCCGTCGTATCTCGTGAAGGCGTTGTGCTGGGCCGTTCACGCCGCGCATAAACCCGCACCCGTCCCCGCGATTTATTGATCTAAACTCACAAGGCCTCATGAGCTGGTTGACACGCGCGATCCGGCCGACGGCGTCGGATCCGATACCGCCGAACCCGAACGACCCGGCGTCGGTGCCACCGGCGACCGTCGGCCCGCCGTCCGCGGTTCCAGGTGACCCGCACGGCGTCACCCTGGAGGGCCCCGATCCGGGCGCAGGTTCGTTGCCGCCGGTCGTGCCGATGCCGTGGTCGGGGTGGCCGAGCGAGTGGTCGACGCCGTACTGGTCGGCGGGCGGGATCCAGGAGCCGTTGTCGGACACCGCGTGGATGTGCATCGATTTCAACGCGAGCGTGTTGTCGACGATGCCGCCGTACCTGGTCGGGGCCGCGTCGACGTTGAGCTCGGACTGGCTGAACAACCCCGACCCGGCGGTGTACTCGAGCTGGGAGGAGTTCTGCAAGCAGCTTTTCTGGGACTACCAGTCGGTGGGTGAGGTGTTCGTGCTCGCGACCGCGCGCTACTCGACGGGCTGGCCGGCCAGGTTTCATGTGGTGCCGCCGTGGATGATCCAGATCGATATCGAGGACGGCCTCCGCGTCTACGATCTCGGCGGCGAGGACGTCACCGCGGACCTGCTGCATGTCCGGTACCAATCGCAGGTCGGGTACGCGCACGGGATCGGCCCGCTGGAGGTCGGGAGCTACCGCACGATCGCGGCGAACCTGCTGGCGCAGTACGGGCTGAAGCTCGCGCAGGGCGGCGGGATCCCCGCCGGTGTGTTGAACCATCCGGAGGCGTTGTCGGCGACGCAGGCCATGGACCTGCAGGCGCAATGGGTGAACGCCCGCGTGTCGACGATCGGCGAGCCGGCGGTTTTGTCGGGCGGGGTGACGTGGCAGCAGACGCAGATCAACCCGAACGACATGGCCCTCACCAGTCTGCTTGATCGGGAGGAGGGCCGGATCGCGCAGCTACTGGGGGTGCCGTCCGAGCTGGTCGGGATCCCGACAGGCACCGACCCGATGACCTACAAGAACATGACGATGTGGACGGACCTGCACTGGCGGCGCGGGCTGAAACCGAAAGCGCAAACGGTGATGTCGGCGTTGTCGGGCTGGGCGTTGCCCAGGGGCACCCGGGTGGAACTGAACCGTGACGAGTACGTGGCGCCGGAGCCGTTGGAGCGCGCCCAGACCGCCCAGATTTTGAATTCGATCGTGGATCCGGTGACGGGGCAGCAGGCGTTGACCGTCGCGGAGATCCGCGGCACGTTGCGGCTCGACGACAGCACCCCCTCGGATGTTTCCGCCGGGGTGCTCAGATAGGAGGGAGGATATGCATCTGGAAACGGTGGTGAGGCTCGGCGACGGCGACAGCTTCGCCTACACCGCTGACGCGGCTGCCAGCCAGGTTTTGGCGGCGTTGGGCGGGAACCCGACGAAGGATTACGCGACCGTCAGCATCGTGCAGAGCGCGGGCGGGTCGGCCGGCACCCCGCCGCCGCCACCGCCCGGGCCGGTCTCGTCATGAGCGTGGAGGTCGAGGTTCGGCAGGCGGAGATCGCCGGGATCGACTTCCCGAACCGCACGATCGAGCTCGTCGTGATGCCGTACGAGAAAGAAACCCCGACCGCGATGGTGAACGGCCGCCAGGTCACCGAGATCGTCAGTCGGGGCGCGTTCGACGGGGTCGAGCAGCGCACCAGCCAGGTGAAGGTGAACCGTGGCCACGTCCTCGACGCCGTCGTCGGAAAAACGCTGGCCTTGCATCCGTCGCGGGAGGAGGGTCTGGTCGCGGAGGTGCGGATCAGCCGCACCGAGCTCGGCGAGGAAACCCTCGTGCTGGCGGACGACGGGATCCTTGCTGCGTCGGCGGGGTTCGGGCTGATGCGGAAAGGCGGCATGACCGGCCCGGTGGTGCCGCACGCGGAGGTGTGGGAGAGCCGCGACCGGCGCCGCCTCAACCACCTGTTTCTGCATCACATCGCGATGACCCCCGATCCGGCGTACGAGGACGCGCGTGTGTTGGCCGTCCGGGCCGCTGTAAGCCCCCAGGACGCGACGGTAGCGGTGGAGGCGACTCCGAACATGGACCGGCTCCGGCTGCTCGACCTGCTCGCTCAGGAGGCCGCGGTCGACAGCGTGTATGGTTTGAAGCGCTAGAGACCGGGCCTCGGCCGGCAGAGACTAAACCGCAGAGCGGGCCGCGCCGTAGAAGGGCTTCGCAGCTCGAGCAAGGGATCCCGATTCCTGTTCGCAGCGACCCTGAACGGAGGCCCAAATGGCCGCAACAGACCAGATGCTTGCTCGGTACGTGAACGAGATCGAGGAGCGCCAGCAGCTGATCGACGGTGTGATCGAGTCCGCCGACGGCAAAGACCTGAACGACGAGCAGATGGAGCTCGTGACCCGCGCGAAGGACCGGATCGCGGAATGCAACCGGCTGATGGCCCCGCTGGAGGAGGCCCGGAAGATCAGTGGTGACTCGGCGGAACGGATCCGGCAGCTCGCGGTGTACATGAACCAGAAGCCCGCGACGCCGCGCGAAGTCGAGTACCGCTCCGCTGGTGAATACATCGTCGACATGTGGCGGTCCCGGCTGGGGACGCAGGAGGCCAGCGACCGGCTCGAGATCTACCACCGCGCCGCGTCGCACCAGACCACTGCCGACAACGCCGGCCTGATCCCGACGCCGATCCTCGGGCCGGTCGTCGATTTCATCGACTCGAACCGCGCCCTGGTGACGCAGCTCGGGCCGCGGCAGCTGCCGGGGCAGAACTGGAGCCGGCCGCTGGTGACGCAACACACCAGCATCGCGGTGCAGTCCGCCGAGAAAGCGGAGCTCGTGTCGCAGAAGATGACAATTACGAAGGTAAATGCGACCGCCAGTACTTACGGCGGTTATGTCAACGTTAGCCGCCAAGATTTGGATTTCACGACCCCGGGAATCATGGATATTGTCGTCTCGGATTTGGCGGCAGAATACGCGATCCAGACCGAATCCGCCGCCGCGACCGCGTTCGATACCGCGTCGACGGCCGGGATCGCGATCCCGACAGGCCTCCCCGCGACCGCCGCCGCGATCCAAACCTCATTGTGGGACGCAGCGAGCAAGATCTACACGGCGACCCGCGGCGCCGGCCGTGTGATCGCGTTCATGGGTCCCGACATGCTCCCGGTCATCGGGCCCGTGTTCCCGCCGGTGACCCCGTTCAACGCGTACTCGCCCGGGTTCGAGGCCGTCAACTTCCAGACCGGGCTGGTCGGGCAGATCTCCGGGATCCCGGTCTACGTCTCCTCCGGGGTCGGCACCCAGCGGATGCTGATCCTCTCGACCGCCGCCGGTGAGGTATACGAAGACCGGATCGGCAGCCTGCAGGTCGTGGAGCCGTCCGTGCTCGGCGTCCAAGTCGCGTATGCAGGCTATTTCACCCCGATGGTGATCAGCGGCGCCGGGATCGTGAAGGTCGTGAAGACGCCGTGAGCGAGCCCGACCTTGAAGCGATGAGCAAGGCGGAGCTGCTCGAGCACGCCCGCAGCATCGGCGCCAGCCCCGCCAATAACGACATGACCAAGGAGGAGCTGCGCGCCTCGATCGAGGCCGCCACTGGGTCAGGCCAGGAGGCCGAAGCGGAGGAGCAGCTCGGGCCGGAGCAGCAGGTGACGACGACGATGACCCACGACTACCTCGGTGTCCCGCTCGTCAACCCGACCCCGGGAACCAGCAACGCGACCGACCGTCTCGGCCGCTCCGTGCTGGTCGGGAACAAGGACTTCCTGGGGAGGTCGTTGCTGGCCTGATGGCGTACGTCCCAATCAGCGAGCTGCAACGTGTTCTCAACCTGCCGGCGCCGACGGCGGCGCAGACAACCGCGATGCAACGCGCGCTTGACGCGGCGGCGGCGGAGATCGACTGGGAGCTCGACTACGACGCGACCACCCCGGCCCCGGTGCCGCCGCCGCCCTTGGTTGTGCAGGTCAACCTCGACCGCGCGACCGAGTTGTGGAAATCGTCGGTCAGCCCGTTCGGGATCATCCCGGCCGGCCCCGACGTCGTCCCGGTGTTCGCCGCCCGCGACAGCTGGTACCGGCACCACCTCACCCTGCTGCCGCTGAAAACAGGGTTCGGTGTCGGATGAGTCTCTACCCGTTCGTGCAGGAGATGGCCGACGCGCTCGCGCCGCTCACCACCCAGATCGACGGGCTCCAGATCTACCCGGGGTTCAACCCGAACGCGTCGCCGCCGTCGATCGATATCTACTCGCCGGACCCGTTCCAGGAAGGCGGCGGCTTCGGCGTCGCGAGCAAACGGGTCTGGTTCACCGTCCGCGCCCGGGTCGCGACGACCGACTGGGACGGCGCCTCCCAGCTGCTGTTCAAGCTGCTCGACCCGGCCGACGCCGCCAGCGTGGAGGCCGCATTAGCGGTCAACCAGCTCGCGGTCGTCGACAGCATCAACGGCTCCGTGAGCGGGTTCAGGAAATACACCGACGACAACGGCACCGACATGATCGGGTGCGAATGGCGAGTAGGAGCGTGGACACGATGAACACCAAGTACAAGGTCACCGGCCCGGTCGCGTTCATGGACGTCGAGCCCGGGGAAGAGTTCGAAGCCGAGCTCGACCCGGAGCTCGAGGCCAGGGCGCTGGAGCGCGGCTCGATCACCAAAAGCAAGGACGTGAAGAAGGGAGGAACCAATGCCGAAGCGGATAGCGCTAACTGACCACGTCCAACTCGACCTGGTCGACCTGTCCGATTTCGCGAGGCAGGTGCAGTCCGCGTTCACCGACGCGCAGATCGACGTGTCCGGGTTCAACCCGGCCGGCACCAACGAGTACCTGCCCGGCGCCCGCACCCAGTCAGTCACCGTCGACTTCTACGGCTCCTACGGGACAGGAGAGGTGCACGCGACCCTCTACCCGATCTACAAGGGCCGCATCACGACCGCGTTCCACTGGCGTCCCGACGGTGCTAACCCGGTCAGCGCGACCAACCCGGAGCTGCGCGGAAACGCGAAGATCTACGACTACGGCCCTGGCGCGCAGCGCGGCGCCGAGGACTCGTTCCAGGTCACGTTCATGGCGGCCGACGCGGCCGGGTTCGACTGGTTCACGACCTGAGATGCCGCCCCGCGGTGAGACCGTCGTCGTCAAGGGCTACCGGGAGCTGCTGCGCGCCTCGAGGCAGCTTCCGGCGAACAGCCGCCGCGAGCTGCGGAAAGCGTTCCGTGACGCCGGTGAGCTCGTCCGCAGCGACGCCGCCTCCCGGTTCAGCCCGATCGACGCGCGCTCGGCGGCCGGGTACAAGGTCCGGGTCCGCCAGCGTGGTGTCGCGGTCGAGCAGTCGCTGCGAAAAACAACCGGGAAGCACCCGCAGTACGGCGCGCTGCAGATGCGTCGCGCGCTGATACCCGCGCTCGACGCGAACGAGGCAAGGACCGAGCACGCGATCGAGGAGGCGCTCGACACCGTCGTCAGGCTGTGGGAGCTCTAAGGTGGAGTGGGTCGAGATCACGGGTGTGCGGCGCTGGGACGGCCGCTACCGCTTCGATATCGCTGAGAACCCGCCCACCACCCGCGAGTGGGGCTGGATCAAACGGATGTCCGGGTACCTGCCGATGACGCTCGAGGACGGCTTTCGAGGCGGCGACCCGGAGCTGGTCTGCGCGTTCGCGGTTATCGCGCTTCGCCGCGCCGGCCGGATCGAGAACGACGACGCGCAGCGCGTGTTCGACGAGCTCCAGGACGCGTCGTTCGGCTCCAAGATCAGGATCGACAGCGACACCGAGCCGGTGGAGGGCGAAGAAACCGTCCCGGACCCTACGGGAAGCTCAAACGGGAACACCAGCTCTTCTGGGACCGATTCGACGACGAGTTCGGAGACCTCGCCAGCGACCCCCGCGTCTTCTGGGACGCCCGCGCCGGCTACTTCGGCGTCACCGTCGAAGCGGTGGGGGACCTAACCCCCGAGCAGCTGATGGGCTGCCGCGACCTGTTCGCCGATATGCACATGAGCGGGGACTGACCCCGGATGCCGCGCCGGATCGAAGTCGAGATCCTCGCCGACGTCAGCCAGCTCCTCCGCGGCTACCGGGAGGCCGCGGCCGGCACCCAGAAGTTCGAGCGGGAGATGACGGGGAGCGTGAACCGGATCAAAGGCTCCCTGAAAGGGTTCGCGCTCGGCGCGGGCGCCTATATCGGGATCAGCGGTCTCGCGTCGGCGTTCGACACCGTCGTCAAAGCCGGGATCGACGCGCAGGTGTCGCAGAAAGCGCTGGCGGCGCAGCTGAAAGCGTCCGGGGAATCGTTCAAACAGAATCAGCAGGCGATCGACCGGGCCGGGCTCTCGCTCGGGAAATACGGGTTCACGATCGAGGAGAGCCAGCACGCGCTCGCGGTGCTCGACCGCGCGACCGGGAGCGTGACCAAAGCGATGCAGATCCAGGGTGTCGCCGCGAACGTGGCCGCCGCGACCGGGAGGCCGCTCGCGCAGATCTCGCTGATCCTCGGGAAAGCCTACGACGGCCAGACCGCCTCATTGAAACGGCTCGGCGTTGTGCTCCCGAAACACATCAGCGGGATGGAAGCGATCTACATCGTCGCGAAGAAGTACGCCGGGCAAGGGCTCGCGAACACCACGATCGAGAAACAGTTCGGGGTCGCGTTACACAACACCGAGGTGATCATCGGCACCGCGCTGCTGCCGACCGTGGACAGGCTGCTCGGGCGGCTGACCGACTGGCTCGACAAGCTGAACCGGTCCGGCCGCCTGCAACGCGACGTGAACACCGCGGTCAAGGATGCCACCGCGGCGTTCCAGGGCGCGAGAGCGGTGCTCGGCCCGCTGATCGGCGCGTTCAAAGACCTCACCAGCGCGGTCGGCGGCACCAAACACATGGTCGAGCTGCTCGTCGCGGCGTTCCTCGCGTTCAAGACCGCGAAGGTGCTCGGCTCGATCGCCAGCGCCGCGCAGGCTATTACCGGGATCGGTGGCGCCGCCGAAACGTCACTCGGGCAGGTCTTGAAGCTGCGCGCCGGGATCCTCGCGATCCCGACCTTGGCGCTGACCGACATCATCCTCGGGAAGAAAGCGTTCACGACGCAGGCGACCGCCGGTGACGTCAGCGGCGCCGCCGGGTCGCCGTACCCGAAAGGCACCGCCCTCAACGACGTCTACCAGGCCGCCGTCCGCGGCCAGATACGCGGCATCCTCCAGCAGCCCGGCGGCGGCACGATGCGCCTGGGCGGACTCACCGGCGGACTGTTGCAGGCGCAGCTGCAGGGTTACCAGCAGTACCTGGGCCGGTTCTTCGGGGGTGTCGTCGGCAAGGTCGCCGGGTTCGGCGCAGGCGGCGGCGCGAACGTCCCCGGCAGGGTCAGCGGCGCCGGCGGGGGTTCTGCGTGGGAGACGCTCCGGAACGCGCTCGCGCGTGACCCGAACAACCTCGGGCTGCTCAGGCAGGAGGTCACGCTCGACCGCTCCGCGCTCGCGTTCCTCGCGAAACAGCGCGCCCAGGGGAAGATCACGCGGAAGCAGTACGACACCGAGTACCGGAACTACTGGAACGACATCAACTCGACGCTGGGCACGATCTCGTCGATCACCAGCGCCGCCGCCAGCGCCGTGAAAGCGACGCGTGACAAGGCCGCCGCCGCGGCGAGGAAGGCCGCTGAGGCGAGAAGGAAAGCCGCGCGGGAGCAGGCGCAGGACGACCGTGAGCAGGCCGCCGCGGTCGCGCGGCAGCTTAAGCACGAACGCGACATCGTCGCCGCGGTCAACCGGGCGTTCAAGGCGTACGGTGCGCCGCTCACGAGCTACCAGGCGCCGCTCCGGCTGCAGGTCGCGGAGGCCAGGGCGGTTGCGCTCGGCGGGACCGGCGACGCGGTCGCCCGCCGGATCCGTGCCGCCGCCAGGAAAGCGCTCGAGTCGGGGCATCTCGCGCTGACGGCGCAGAAAGAGGCGTGGGACCTGATCGCGAGCGTGAACCAGCAGCTGAAGTCGCAAACAAGCCAGTTCGTGATCAAGTACCAGCGCGGGCTCCGAGGCACCCAGCCCGCCTACCACGTCGGCGGCGGGCACATCACGATCAACGGCGGCGTCCACCTCCACGGGATCCACGACGTCACCCAGATGGAGAACGAGCTCGAGGCGAGAGCGAAACGCCGGCCGGTAACAAGGCGGGGCCGCTGATGGCCGACCCGACCGGCATCAGCCTCGCGTTCGGTGACGACACATTGGAACCGAACCCGGTCTGGACCAGGATCGACGACCCCTCGGTGCTCCCGGGTGTCAGGGTCGCCGGGTACCAGATCGACCGGGGCCGCGCCAGCGAAACAACCCGCACCGAGGGTGGCAGCGCGACAGTGACGATCACCGACCGTGACGGCGCCTTGGACCCGACCAACCCCACCGGGCCGTTCACGACCCCCACCAACAAGATCCAGCCGCTGGTGCAGGCCGCGATCTGCCGCTGGAACCCCGTCGACCTCGTCTGGGACACAAGGTTCCGCGGCTGGGTCGCCGAATACGACTACACCTTCGACCCCTCCCAGCAGGTCAACCAGCTCCAGCTCACCCTCGTCGATATCTTCGAGATCCTCGCGACGGTCGAGATGTACCCCGGCGGCGACTTCGGCGACCCGCCACCCGCCGGCAGCGAAGGGCAGGTGTACTACGGCGCCCCCGCGACCGTCGACCAGGCGAACTACCGGATCGAACGGATCCTCACCGATGCCCGGCTCGGGACGCTGGCCGGCACCGTGTTCACGTCCGCGTTCGCGGTGGTGTTCTCGCTGAACGTGAACGTGTGGCCCGCCACCTACTCACCGGGCGAGACGGCATTGGCCGCAATTCAGGAAACCGTTGACGCGGAGCTCCCGGAGATCGCGAACGCGTTCACCGACCGGTTCGGCCGTCTCGCCGTCCACGGCCGCCAGGCGAAGTTCAACCCTGGTGGTGTCCTCGCGGGGCCGCCGCCGATCGATAACACCGTGTGGGACTGGCATCACTGGTACGTCGGCGACGGCGACTTCGTCAACCTCAACCCGGCGGCGCACGCGCAGATCCGCCAGTTCGCGTTCAACCACGGCCGCCAGTACCTCGCCAACAGCGCGATGGCGTATCCGGTCAGCGTCACCGACGCGACCATGAACGGGCAGGTGTACCCCGCCGCCGGCACAGCGACGCCGTCGAAGACGAAGTACGGGATCCGGTCCTGGTCGGCGCCGAACCTGATCACCGCGCAAGGCCGCTACCTCTCCGGCGGCGTCACCACCGTCACCGACGCCCTCACCGAAACCCACCGGTTCGCGCAATACAAAGTGGCGAACTACGGATTGCCGGTCGATCGGATCACCACGATCGGGTTCCGCCCGCTGCTTCCCGCCGACCCTCGAGCCGGTGCCGTCCACCGGCTATTGGGGAAAGCCGACATCTCGGACCAGGTCGATGTGACCGTCCCGTCGCCGGGCGGCGGCGGTTTCAACGGCGCCGTGTTCTTCATCGAAGGGATCCACGAAACCTGCACCGGCCGCTTACGCGGCGGCGTCGCCGCGGGCGCCGAAGGCTACGACGACGTCACCCTCACCCTCGACGTGTCACCCGGCCCGGTCGACACCAGCATGTTCACCCCACCCCCCTAATGGCTGCCACCAAACCTGTCATTCATCACCGCGACCACGAACACGGCGGCGCCGACCCCGTCCGGGTCGTGTGGGAAGACATCGGCACCGGTGCCGGCGGCGGCGGCGGCACGACCAGCACCAATGTTTTCGCGACCCCGGCGGCGGTGCCGTTGATGTTCGCGGAGGCAGGCCCCAGCGACGGGTTCGGCTGGACAAGGGTCAGGGTCGAACCGGCCTCCCGCGGCAACGCCGTCCGCACCAACTCGTACACCGGTCACACCGCCGCCGTCAATGACTACCTGACAGGGAAGGTCACGCTCGGCCCGAAAGGCTCTGTCTGGGGGGTCACGGCGACCTATTTGCGTCGCCCTGAGGGCGGGCAGTTCCGGGTTGCGCTCGCGAGCGTCGCGACGCCGAACCCGGCCCGCGCCGGTGTCAACGACCAGGGCACACTCGTCGGCACGGCGAGCGTCACCTACATCGAACCGGCAGGCTGGCCGCTGTTCGACACCTACGACACCACCGTCTACGACGACAGGTTCAACGGGTTCCACGGGTTCCGGGTCATGGGTGACCCCGGCACGGCGTTCACCACCGTCACCGTCGGCGGTGACACCGTCACCGGGTACGACCTGATCGACGGTGGCCCCGGCGTCTACAACGTCCGTGCCCGCGTGACCGGCAAAGCCGCCGCATCAACCGGATACCGTTGCGAGCTGTCCGGGCTCGCGTTCCTGCGCCTCGACGACGACGGCTACCTGTGACCGGGTTCTCGAAAATCCAGTTCGGCGACGGCCTGAGCGTCACCGACGAAGGCAACGATGTCATCCGTGTCGACGGTGGCGGCACGGGTGGTACCGCCGGGCCGCCCGGCCCGCAAGGCCCCGCCGGACCCACCGGGCCCGCAGGCCCGGCAGGCCCTGCAGGTGCGACCGGCGCGACCGGAGCTCAGGGCCCCGCCGGTGCGACCGGCGCCACAGGCCCTGCAGGCCCGGCAGGGCCAGGTGTTCCCATCGGCGGCAGCACCGGCCAGGTACTCACCAAAACCACCGCTGCCGACTACGCCACCAACTGGGCCACCCCCGCCGCCGGTACCGGCGGGGTCGACTGGGCCGACGTCGGCGGCAGCGCCACCGTCGTCGGGATCAACTGGGTCGACGTATGAGCCCGACCGCGACCACGATCCAGTTCGGCGACGGTTTGACTGTCGTCGACCAGGGCAGTGGTGTCATCCGCGTCGACGCCGGCACGGCCCCGCCCGCCGCGTTGAGTTACGGCACCACCCTTCCCGCCAGCCCGGTGAACGGCCAGGAAGCGATCCTGGTCGACAGCACCACCAACCCGATGTATCAGTGGCGGTTCCGCTACAACGCCGGATCGACGAGCGCGTACAAGTGGGAGTTCGTGGGCGGTGCGCCCGCGCTGATACTCCAGGGCGCTGCTATCGATACCGGCACGGCTTCGGCCTGGATCGAATCGGTCTCGTTTACGGTGCCACGCCCCGGCGAGTATTTCGCCCAGCATCAGGGCGGTAACCCGCAGTTCGCCGATCAGGCTGTCTCGTTCTTTACCGGTGTCTCCGTGAATGGCGCACCACCGGCCCGGGTCATCTACGGCTCGCCACCGACTGGCACCGGTACCTACTGGATCGCCGGGCCTACCGCCAACCGGCTCACGCTTGCTTCGGGGCAGCGAATCTCAATGATAATTCGCACCGGAGCGATCGCGGCAAGCTGGGTCTACGGCGACGGCTGGGCGCTCCCGTACCGGGTCTCTTGATGGCGTTCCCGTCCACCTTCCTCAAGGAACACGCATGAGCGACGAAGACCAAGACCAGCGGATCGAGTGGCCGCCACCCAGGGAAGACCCGCCCGAAGAACCCGCCGAGCCGTGGGCGAAACAAGCCGTCCGCAAGCTCAGTGAGGAGATCGTCGAGTGGGAGGAGTGGAAGAAGTGGCGCTGACCCGGACCCCGATGCCGTCGCCGAATTACTCGAGCCGCGGCGGCGCCACCGTTCGCCTGATCGTGGTCCACACCGCCGAAGGGGCGCGCACGATCCAGGAGCTCGGCAACTTCTTCGCCTCGAGCTCGTCCGGTGTCAGCTCCCATGTCGGGATCGACGACACCGCCGGCATGATCGGCGAATACGTCAAACGACCCAACAAGGCATGGACGCAAGGAAACGCGAACCCGGTCGCCGTAAGCGCGGAACTGTGCGCATTCGCCGCCTGGTCGGACTCAGAGTGGCAGAAGCACTCCACCATGCTCGCCAACTGCGCCCAGTGGATCGCCGAAGAGGCCAACTACTTCTCAATCCCGCTCAGGAAGCTGACCCCGGCCCAAGCGCAGGGCTCGAGCGCCGGTGTCTGCCAGCACTCCGACCTCGGAGCCTGGGGAGGTGGCCACTGGGATTGCGGGACAAGCTTCCCGATGGATCAGGTGTTGAAGATGGCGCAAGGAGGAGGTGACGAGATGGGGTATCCGGAGTGGACGTATCCCTGGATTGACTGGTACGTCAATACCGAGCGTGACCCGGCGAAGCGACCGCCTGGAACACCGAAGCAGATCCCGGAATGGGCTTGGGAGGCGCAGGACGAGGTCGTGGGGATCAGCAAGCGCTACGGGATGACCGTCGGGGAGAGAGACTGGATCGACTGGTACCTCGGCGGCAAGAAGGGCGCCCGCCCCAATGTTCCCGAGACGATCCCGGACCACTGGTGGGACGACGAGCGCTGGGCGCTCAACCGCTGACCGGTTTCGCGTTCGGGTGGGAGCTGCTCGTCGGGGCCGTGGTGCTGATCCTGGCGTTGATGCTGGTCGGGATCATCGCGCTGACCCGGGAGCCGTACCGGCACCGGCTCAAGGTCGGGTTCTTCGTCGAACGCGACTACGAAGAACCCGACCAGGATGATGGTGGCGATTCTTAGCCGGCGCCGAAGCCCTAACCGTAGAGGCAACCCGGCTTCGCGGAACCAAGAACGCTCTTGAACAGCAGCCGCACCTCGAGTGTTGAGTCGCTCGCGATGCCCCCGGTGACGGTCACGCATTTCGACCGGCCGCGGATCAGGCAGTCGTACACGGTCTGCTCAGACCCGTCGAGCCTGTTCTTCAGGTAGTAGCCCGAATCGTCGCAGCTGCTCGCGCCCGCGAGCGTCGCGACCGAGCTCGCGCCAGCCCCGTGGCCGAACGGGTTATGGATCAGATCGACCACGCCGAGCGCGATACAGATCGCGATCACGAAGCCGATGAGCTTGAGGGCGACTTTCACAGCAAAACTCCTTTATCCAGGTTCCCCCGCCGCGTATGCGTCGGGGTTCACCAGTCACGGTACCCCCTGGGCCGGGTGGGGCAGACCGCCCGAACGGGTGGTTCTGACACGGCTACCGTGCAGGGTGGGGCTGCCTGCCGCGCGTCCAGGTGCGGCGCAGCCCCCTGAAACGCCGACCGGCCGCTTGTATACTGTCTAAGCCTGTGGCGGCCACCAGCAAAGACTCCCCCCTACGTAGCGCTCGCGAACACGCCGAGCTCTCCCGCGAAGCCGTTGCCCGCCAACTCGACCCGCCCGTCGCGATGAAAACCCTCGAGCGCTGGGAAACCCCCGGCTACCGCGTCAAACGGTTCCGGCTACGCCAACTCGCGCTCATCTACGGCGTCACCGTCGAGCAGCTTCAGGGCCGCGACCTCGGAAACGCGGCATGACATTGCTCGGAATCGCCGCCGGCCTTACACTCGTGGCTCTCGCCGCGACCAGCTTCCCCCTGGTACGAGCGAGGGCCCGCCGGCGGCGTCACCAGCAACGCGAAGCGGAACGCTCGATCAATCGTGCCGTCCGCCGCTTGTACGGCGACCAGTCCCTATCGGTGCAGGTGATCCGGTGGCGATAAAGCGGCTACCGGACAGTTACCGCTGTAAAAGGCTTTATGCCGCAAACAAGGAAAACCCTGCAAACGGGCTAGTTTTGGCGCGGTTAGGCGTGGTCGGGCCCGGCTTGGCCCGGTCTGTCTCGGCCAGGCCGGGTTTGGCTGGGTTGAACAGGACGCTGGCTGGGCCGGATGTGGCCGGGCGCGGTCAGGCCGGGCGCGGCATGGCTCCCCTTAGGCATGGCACGTCGTGGTCTGGGTACGCGGCCCGGTTAGGCGAGGCGACGTCCGGCGCGGACTGGCGTGGCGCGGCCATGGCCAGGCGGGGCAGGGCTCCCCTATGGCCGGGATTGGCCCGGCGCGGCACGTCACGGCTGGTGATGGGCTGGACACGTCGCGGTTTGGTGGCGCATGGATCGGTAAGGCAGGACAGGTCACGGCCCGGCATGGCTTGGTCAGGCCGGGCTTCGTCCGGCCAGGCCGGGCGTGGTCAGGCTTGGCCCGGCGCGGCAGATAAGGCTCGGTCGGGCAGAGTAAGGCTCGGTTCGGCTCCCCTCTCGAGGCCCGGCGCGACGCGGCCTGGCGGGGTGCTCCTGGCGCGGCTTGGCGCGGTGAGGCATGGCAAGGTGCGGGCGAGACTTGGTGTGGCTTCCCCCTGGCGGGGTGTGGTTCGATGCGGCGGGGCTTGGCGCGGCCTAGTCCTGGTCCCGCGGGGCGGGGTGAGGCGATGGCTGGGTCAGGCGGGACAAGGCTCCCCTCTTAAAAGTTTGGGCCGACGCTGCAACGCCGGCCCATTGCACCACCCCAAACGACAAGAGCATGAAAGGAACGGTGTCATGAAAGTATTGCTCAAGCTCGACGGGCGCACCCAGGTTGATGGTGCCCCGCTCGTCGTCCACAACGAACGCTTGGCGGACCCGCTCGACGAGTTCACAAGGGCGATCCAGGCGATCGCGAAGAAACGAAAGAAGACCGAAGCCGACCATCTCGAGATCGGCCGGCTCGAATGCCTCGGCTCCTTGTACAGCGACCCGGCGTTCGAGAACCCGAAGAACGTCGACGGGCAGCTGATCGGTGTCCCCGCGTGGAACATCCTCCGCTGCCTCCAGGAAGGAGCGAAGCGGCACAAGCGCGGCGTCGACGTCCTCCGCGGCGTCCACCCGCTCGAGCAGTTCGCCCAGCTCGACTACCAAGGCCCGCACGACGCCGAAGGGATCTGGCGGGAAGGGTTCTGGCTCCGCAAGAGCGTGGGGGTGCAGCGCGCCCGCACGATCCGCACCCGGCCGATGTTCGAAGACTGGCAGCTCGAGCTGCCGGTTGAGGTCGACTCGCGGATCTTCGACGTCGACACGCTCGGGATCTGCTGGGCCGACGCCGGCCGCTACGCCGGGCTCGGCGAGATGCGCCCGGTCTACGGGCGGTTCCTCGGCACCCTCGAGGTGACCGAGGCCGACCCGGAGCCCGAGCCGGAAGCGAAGAGGGCGAAGTGAACCGCACCACGGTTCATCCGCACCGGCGCCCATTGACCGACGTCGCCGACCGGATCGCCGTCCTCACCAGCGTCCGCTCGGTACGGCGTGAGGACGCCGACCGCAACGAACGGCTCGGCGGGACGATCTGGGAGCTCCGCGCGCGCTTCGCGGGGATCCCGGAGCGGCTCCGCGAGATCGCCGACGACCTGGAGAACGCGCTGAAGTGACCGCGCGGTTCCCCTTTGGCTCGGCTTGGCTTCCCACGGCGTGGCCAGGCCCTGGCGGGGTCCGGCTGGTTATGGCTGGGCCAGGCATGACTAGGCCTGGCTCGGTCGGGTTGGGCAGGGCATGGCTCCCCAGGGCTGGGATCGGTAGAAACATCGGCTGGTCTGGAATGGGATCGGCAAGGTATGGCACGTCTGGTCTGGTCGCGACCCGGCGCGGCCGGGCAGGTCTCGGCAGTTTCCGGCTCGGCCGGGCTACTTTTGCCTTGGCAGGGTTTGGTCGGGTAGGTCGCGACGGGGCAGGGCATGGCTCGGCTCCCCTAATCATGGCCCGGTCCGGTCAGGCTTGTCCGGACAGGACGGGGCTGGGCCGGATCCGGTGGGGCATGACCTGGCGAGGCTGGGCATGGCTCCCCTCCGGCACGGCCCGGCCGGGTCAGGCTGGGCTAGGCCTGGTTCAGCCCGGCTGGGCGCGACTTGGCCGGGTTTGGTGTGACACGGCTTGGCCGGGTGCGGCTCGGCCAGGCTTGCTCAGGCATGGTGTGGCGTGATGAGACGTGGCACGGTCCGGCAGTACGCGGCCGGGTCCGGCAAGACTCGGCGTTGGCTGGGCGTGGCATGACTCCCCTAACGGATGGTAATCCCAGTAAACGGTGCCCTACCTGCGGGGCAAGACCGACCGACGAATGCCTGCGTCCGTGGCCATGCCCGGAAGAAATGAAACGACCACCTCAGTT